TGGTTGGCATATTTTGAAAATAAGATAGAAATAGAGCAACAAGCAATTCAAAAGGCGAAATTAAAGAATGGCAGACGATAGACAATTACTTATAAAATTTATCCTTCAAGACCAAACCAAAAAAGGTTTTGATGCTGTTAATAAACAAGTTAAATCAACAAGAGGTTCTTTCTTAAATTTAAAGAATGCAATTCTTGGTGTCTTGGGTTCTGTAGTTGTAAAACAAGCATTAGATTTAGCTAACTCATTTCAACAGGTACAAAATAGATTAAAATTAGTTACAAATTCAACAAATGAATTATTAAATGTTCAAGAAAAACTATTTGTAGTTGCTCAAAAAACAAGAGGTGCGTTTGCTGAAACAGTTACTCTTTATCAAAAACTTGCCTTAAATAGTAAAAATTTAGGATTAAATCAAAATCAATTATTAACTATTACTGAGAATGTTAATAAAGCAATAGCTATTTCTGGTGCTGATAGTATTCAAGCATCAGCAGGTATATTACAGCTATCCCAAGCATTTGCATCTGGAAGATTACAAGGTGATGAATTTAGAAGTATCTCTGAGAACATTCCAGTTATCTTAGATATCCTTGCACAATCAACTGGTATTGCTAGGGGTGAACTTAAAAAGATGGCAGGGGAAGGCAAACTTACATCTGAAGTTCTTGCCAAAGCATTGTTTGAAGCAACATCTGATTTAGATTCACAGTTTACAAAACTTGCACCCACTATCAGTCAAGCAACGACTGTTATGGGGAATAGTTTATTAAATCTAGTTGGTAAAATATTTGAGGCAACAAATGCTTCTACTTTGTTATCTAAAGCGTTAATTGAAGTTTCAAAACAAATGGACGAAGCATCAAAAATAGTTGATGTTTTTTCAGCAATTAGTCTAAAGAATTTAGAAGAAGCATTAAAAGAAGGCGATAGTGCATTATTAAAACAAGTTTATAGCACTGATTTATTAGACAAAGCACTTCAAGCAATTAACATAACAAGAAATGCTGACATATTTGGTGTTAAGACATCAATAAATTCTTATGAAGAATTAGAAGAAAAATTAGAAAGTTTAAGGACAACAATAGAATTAAACGATTCAGAATTACAAAGATTTACAAATAGATTAATAGAAGCAACAAAACCAAACTACTCTGATAAAATAGCTGAATTAGATAAATTCTTAAAGAAGAATGAATCAACAATTTCTGCAATTTCTGAAAAAAATAAAGAAGCAATTTATAGCGATGTAGAATTTCTTAGATATAAACAAGATGAAGAAGTTAAATTAATTAATGAACAAACAAAAGCAATATTAGAAATAATTAGACTTAAAGAAGAAGGCATTACAGGAATTACTAAAGAAGAACATCAAAAATATCTTGAAATGATTGAAAATTTAAAGAGAGAAGAAATTGGTATTAGTGCTAGATATAACCAAGAACTAATTGATTTAGAAAAGAAAAAAGCAGATGAAATTGCTAAAATTAACAAACAGAATTACGATGAACAATTTTCTTTATTTAAAGATGGCAAGTTTGCACAAATGGATTTTAATAAAATTGCAGAAGGCGATATGTCCAAATTTACAAAAGATACTGCGAAAGAAACATTAGATGCTTTAGCAAAAAACAACAAAACATTATTTAGAATTAACAAAGCATATAAAACTGCTGAAGCAATTATGAACACTGCACAAGGTGTAACCAAAGCATTAGCAACAGGTAATTATATTTTAGCAGGTATTATCGGTGCTATGGGTGTGGCACAGGTTGCAACTATACAATCTACACAATATTCTGGTCGTGCATTAGGTGGTCGTGTTCAAGCAGGTTCAACATATATGGTTGGTGAACAAGGTGCAGAAATGTTTATTCCAGACCAATCTGGAACTATTGTTGCAAATAAAAATTTAGGTCGTGCAACTAATGTAAACATAACTATCAATGCAAACGATACTCAAGGATTTGATGATTTATTGATTAGGCGTAGAAGTGTTATTGTTAATGTGATAAATGATGCTTTAAATAGTCAAGGAAAAGAGGCGTTAATCTAATGGCAGGTACATACCCAACAACACCAGAATTTGCATCAATAGGTTTTGCTAGTGAACAAAAAACAATTACATCTACGACTGATAGTGGAAAGATGTTTAGTGTTCAAGTAGATGGTCAAAGATTTAAATTTTCAGCATCATACCCACCAATGAATAGAAGTGAATTTGCTCCTGTTTATGCTTTCATAATGAAACAACGCAGTCAAAAGGAAACATTCCAGATTGCCTTACCAGATTTAAAAAATGCTAAAGGTGATGTATCTGGTCTTATTTCCACAGATGGCAACCATACAGCAGGTGATACTACTATAGATATTCAAGGTATCAATAATGGCACTACTTTAAAAGCGGGGGATTTTATAAAATTCAATACTCATTCTAAGGTTTATATGGTCGTAGAAGATGCAACAGGTGATGTATCTGATACTGCTACTCTTACGATTGAACCCCCATTAAGAGTAGATGTTTTATCTGGTGATACTATATTTTATGATAATGTTGCTTTTACAGTTAGATTAACTAATGATGTTCAAGAATTTAATACAGGTGATTTAGACCTTTATAGATTTGAAGTTGATTTCATAGAGGCGTTATAATGCCTAGAGGATTATCTACTATCCTAAAGACAGAGATTGCTAAGCAAAGCATTAAGGCAATAGCATTAGTTCAAATTAAATTTCCTACTACTCAAAGATTTACTAATCATTACAAAGATATTGAAGTATCAGAATTATGGGACGATGCTTTAGGTTTATGGGATGATAGAGCAGGTAATTGGGATAGTGGAATTACTTATAGTGCTAGTTCCCATTTATTGAGAATATCAGCTAAGACCGAAAGTTCTTCCTTAAATGTTAATAACTTTAGTTTGCAATTATCAGCAGTGGAAAGCACTTTTACTTCTACTTTACTTAATTACAATGTGAGTAATGATGAAGTAGCGATTGATATAGGATTTATAGATAGTAATGAACAATTAATTGATGTCTTTAATTATGCTAAAGGATTTATTGATGGTTTCACAATAGATACAAAAAATGCAGTCATTAATATTAACTGCACATCACACTTTGGTGATTTTAGTAGAGTGACAGGTCGCAAAACAAACGAGGGAAGCCATAAAAGATTTTTTGAAAATGATGGCGACAGTTTTGAATTTTCATCTCAAACAATTAGAGATTTAAAATGGGGTAGAGCATAATGGGATTTTTTAATGACATCTTTGATGCTATCGGTGATTTTTTTACGGACATTATTAGTTGGATTATTCCTATCCCAGAAATTCCAGAAGCACCAGAACAACAAGATGGAACATTAGTTAATAAACAATCCAATAATGCTTTTATACCTGTTATCTATGGTGAAAGATTAGTTGGTGGTACGAGGGTGTTTATAGAGGTTGAAGGCGATACTAATCAATATTTGTATATTTGTTTAGTTTTATGTGAAGGTGAAATAAGTGATATTAAAGAAATAAGAGTTGATGATAGTGCAGTGACTTTTGATGGTAGTTTTGCACACGCAACAACCATAACCTCCAATGATACTAGATTTGGAGATAAAATTAAAGTGCAACCCTTTTATGGGAAAGATGACCAAGTACAATCTAGTCTATTAAATGAAGATAATAATTGGAATGATAGCAGTAATAGAAAATTAAGTGGGCTATGTTATTTAGCTGTAAGGCTAGAATGGGATAGAGATAAATTTTCTAATATACCAAAAATACAAGCTGTTGTAGAAGGTAAAAAAGTTCCTGTTATTAATAGTAATTTAACGATTACTGAAAATGTTTATTCTAATAATCCTGCATTTTGTTTATTAGATTATTTGACCAATACCAGATACGGAAAAGGGATTGGATTTGGTGATTTAGATATTGAAAGTTTTTATACTGCTTCGGTCATAGCCGACCAAGAAGTCACTCCTTATTCTGGAGCAAGTAATATTCCTCAGTTTAGTTTGAATGTTGTTTTAAATACTAACCAGAAAATATTAGACAATGTTAAATTTATTCTTAGAGGTATGCGAGGATTTTTACCTTACTCCGAAGGTCTATACAGATTAGTTTTAGAAACAACAGGAACATCAATTTTATCCCTCAGTAAAGATAATATTATTGGTGGTGTTAAATTAACCAGTGAAAAGAAAAACAGCAAATATAACAGAATCAATATTAATTATACTTCACCAGAAAAAAATTATGAAATAGATACTGTTGTCTTTCCAGAAACAGATGCAGAACACCAAACATTAAGAGATGCTGATGGTGGTTTCTTACAAGAACTAAACTTAGATTTAAATATGATTACTAATCCCTATCAAGCATTACAGTTTGGTAAGGTAGTTTTAAACAGAAGTAGAAATCAATTAAGCGTTGAATGTACTGCAAACTATGAAGCTATGGATTTGGCAGTCGGTGATATTGTAGAACTAACAGATGATATTTTAGGTATGACTAACAAACCATTTAGAGTTATGGGATTATCTATTAATTTAGATTATACAGTCAAATTATCTTTAGCTGAGCATCAAGACGCTTGGTATGTTTTTGATGAGAAACAAGAGGTAGCCATTGTACCAGATACTAATCTACCAGACCCTTTTACTATTCAGCCACCTGCAGGAATTACACTTTCAGATGAACTGATAGCTTACAATGATGGAACTGTTATTGTTGCTTTAAATATAGATATTACACCTTCAACAGATAGCTTTGTTTTTGAATATCAAGTTGAATATAGAAAAGTAGGGGAAACTAATTATAAAGTTCACGCCAAAGGTTCAGAATTAAATCAAAGAATACTCAATGTTATTGACCAACAGCGTTATGATGTC